AAGTCGCGAGTGTTCACAGTGTCTTGGGCGTACAACTGCACACCCCACGGAGCATTCCATCCTGGGCCCTTACGCCAGCCAAGCGCCGACGAGTAGCTGTAAAGGCCTTCGGAACTGTCATTGGAGCGGACGTATGCAACCATCCCAGCCTCGGGGGCTGTGATTTGAACGTCTCTGGCCCCAGTCGATGCAAACGACATCACCGACTGTTCCATGAGGAAATTGTTGACGTCTGAGGCGGTAAGAACTGAGGCCGCTGTGAAGTTTTTGAATCCGCTACCCATGAGGGTCTCCTAATAGCCGAGAAGGTCTGTGTCGAGGACGCCAAGTGTTGCTGAGTCTAGGACGAATGGCGCGTTTTCTAATGTTGGCGAAGTGTTAAAGGTAACAACCCAGTTGTCGTTACTGATGGAATGTTTGACGCCTTCGATGATGAGGGTTTTGGTAATTTGAGCGCCGACGTCTTGTGGGGTGCGTTCTATTGTGATCCGGTCGCCGATGTCGAGGGTGACACAGGGCGATTGGTAGGCGACAGCTCGGCGGGCGTTCACTGTGAGCTGGTCAATCCTCATTTTCGGATCTTTGTATTGCTGAAGTCTGGAGAGAGCAGTGCTGGCGGTGTAATAACCATCGTCGGCGATGAAGTTGTCGATGTTGAGGGTTCGTTTGAAATATTTTTGTTGGCTGGTGGTGTCGGAGGCGGTGTAGAAGGTGCCGTTGGGTTGGGTGACGGTGACTTCGTTGAAGATGTAGCGGTCGTCGTAGGTGAGGGTTATGTCGGCGTATTTGATCTCTCCGACGCCAGGGTTGTCGGAGAAGGTGGCTTGGGAGGTGACGAAGTTTCCGGACCCTTCGGCGTTGCGGTCGATGAACCGGATTTTGCCGTCGACTGACATGAACAGGCGGCCTTGTTCAGCGGTTTCAACTTCTTTCAACGCGTCGAGGAGTCCTTTGCCGGTCATTTGAATCCCTTGGACTGTGGTGTCTCCGACGTTGAGGTCTAGGCCGTCATCCATCCACTGAGCGAAAGTTGCCAGAGAGGTGATGCGTTCGTCGGTGCGTTGTCCGGCTAAGCCTTGACCGGTGCCGACTTGGTAGTGGAAGAGGACGTTGGCGGCTGAGAGGAGTGTGCCGTTGTAGAGAACGAGGTCTTGAATGGAGCCTTTGAAGTAGTTGGGAAAGTTGTTGGAGGCTGTGGCGCTTTTGTTGATGGGGTAACCGAGGGTCATGAAGGAATAGTTGTTTTCGACGACATCTGTGAATCCGCTAGAGACGGTGGCGAGTTGCCCGTCGACGTAAAGGTTGAAAGTGTTTCCGAAGGAAGCGTCGGATTGGTAGACGAGGACCACATGATGCGGTTGGCCATCGTTGACTGTCACTTGAGCGTTTTTCGTCGTCATGGTGCTAGATGTGCCACGATGGCCAAATTGGGCGACGATTGTGGCGTTTCCGCCAGAGACAACTAGGCCACAGGCTCCGCCATGAATGAAGTTTCCGTGGTTCCAGATTCCGTAGTTTCCGGTAGTGGTTTCGGTGGTTTGAATCCAAAATTCTGCTGTCCATGCAGACGCCACAGCACCAGATACGCCAGAGACTCCTAAGGGGTCGACGATTTGAAGGATTTTTTGACCATCAAATGATGAGGATGTGGCAGGGTCGTCAACGATGAGGCTGGGGCCGGTTGTGCAGGAGGAAGTAACGCCAGCGGTTGAGGACATCCACTGAGCCGACGTTGCTGTCCATGCGGCCACTTCGAAGGCGTAGAAGGATCCGGCGAAGTCTCGGAGCGGATACCAGGACGTGAGGTCGGAGGACTCGAGAACAAGTTTCCAGTAGTTGGGGAGTTTGAATTCGTTGAGGACTTTAAAGGCGTCGGAGGCGGTGACAGCCACTGTCGATTCGTTCGGCCAGGAATACGACTGGGGCCACTGTTCAATGAATCCGAAGAAGATGGAGCGGATGGTGCCGCCGGATGGGGTGACTCGGATTCGGATGGGGCGAAGTGGTGTGAGTTTCCCGTAGTAGGTGCCGGCGCTGTTTTCTGGGTCGAAGAGTCGGGTTCGGTTGTCGAGCAATACTTGGCAGGAACCGGCCGAGTAGGCGTCGAGTTCGGAGGAGCGGCCACGCGAGGTGGAGACTTCTCGGACGTGTTCGGTGATGTCGGTCCAGGTGATGTCGGTGAGGTTGCCGCCGATAGGGACTCGGCCGGAGCCGGCTGTGGTGGAGAATCCGACTTCGACTGTCAAAGCCATTCCGTCGAAGAGCAGCTCACTCATGAACGCCAGCCTGGTCCGGAGCGGCGCTCATAGCTCGAGATGGCTTCGACGATGGTTTGTCCGATAGCGGCTTTGTCGGCGGTGGGGGAGACGTTGACGTTGATGGTCACATTGCCTCCGCCACCACTGCCCATGCTGCCGCCAGCATTGGAAAGGAGGGCTTTGTTGGTCGAGAAGGCGTCAACAATCTTTCCGTATCCGGAGGGGACGAACAGTTCTGGGCCTTTCTCGCCGACGATGTATGGGCTGCCAGCATCGACTGAGCCGCCGGTCCACATTTCGCCGAACAGGGCAGTGAATTCGCTGGCTGTAAGGATGATCCCTTGGGCCTGTAATTGTTGGATGAGTTTGCTTTTTGCGTTTGAGAGGGAAACTTCGGCTTCGATGCGAATTTTGATTTGCGGATTTTGAAGGCCCAGAAGGAAGAGCTGCAAAGACATGTCTTCGATACGTTTCCGCAATGGACTGTCGGGGGCCAAAGTTTGGGCTAGTTCTTTCAACTTTTGCGACTGGATCATGTGGCCTTCGCCTGCCGCCAAAGTCTTTCCTTCTAGTAATGCTTGGGCTTCAGCGGCGGCGACAGCGGCTTCCGCTTCCTTCAAAATGGCTTTCTCCAAAGCCAACTCTTTTTTGGTGCGCTCGTCAGCTGTCAAACCACCATCGGTGAGACTCTTGTTGTATTCCACCAACGCCTCTCGCGTAGCGATCTGGGCTTCTGTGTTGCTGATGTTCAGGTCGTAAACATCTTTCAAAGCGTCATATTGCGTTTTCAAAGACTCGGAAACGGCGTCAAGTTCAGCTTTCAAATCTGCTTCCGCTGTGGCCTGATCTATGGATTTGTTTTCGTTCAAAGCCTTTTGAATGTTGAGCTGCCGGATGACTTCCTGTTGCTGGTTGTAGGCGTCGATACTGTTGTAGAGGGTTTCGATGAGGCCCATGTCGGCGGCTTCAGTTTCGAGGAGGCGCGCGATGAGTTCGTTTTGAGCGCCACCAGCTTCTCGAATGGCGTCAATTCGGTCTTGTGCTGCTTCCGTTCCATACTCAAGTTGTGTTCTCAATGCGGCTTCGACTTCTCCTTGATTTACAAGTGAGTCGCGATTGTCGTCAATAACGTCGGAGAACTGGGCGACAGTGATACCGGCTTTGTTCAAATTGTCGATTTGGTTTTTGGATGCCAAGATGGCGCCGATGGTTGTTTGAGTATTGGCCGTCATTGCCCCATTGAGTTCATTGAAGGTGGGGATGAGGGCGTCGATGTCTTTTTTCACTGCCGCTTGCTCGTCGGCATAGGACTTGTAAGCAATGCCGCCGATGACAGCGGCAGCTCCGACCGCTAAGACTGCCGGACCTAGAAGAGACATTCCGCCGGCAGCGGCGGCAGCGCCAGTAGAAGCAGCACCTGTTGAAATGTTCATGGAGGCGATGGCGCCTTGGGTGCTGACTGCTTTGACTGCCGTATCGGCCATGGCAGTGCCAGCGGCTTTCACTGCCGCCGAAGCTGCTGTGAAACCGGCCACCAGTTTCGGACCAATCAATGCCACCCCTGTCAAAGCAATCAGACCGGTTTGGACAGGACCGGGGAGCATGGTGAAAGCCTCTGCCACCAAGGTGATTGTTTTTTGAATTTGGGTGTAGATCGGAAGAAGCGACTTGCCGAGAGCCGCTGAAGTGTCTTCCATGGCTGCTGCTGCTCTTTGCTGCTGGCCTTGGGCAGTGTCAGCTTCTCTCGCAAACTGTCCCTGGGCGAATGCTGAGCGTTCCGTGACAAGAGCCAAAGTTGCTTGGCCTTTGGCGTACGCGTCGACAGACGATTCAGATTTTGCCAAGCCCATCGAAACGGCTTTGGCGTTAATCTCAGAAGCCTTCAAAGCAATGCCGAAACGCTCCAACGGATCGAACTCGCCTCGAAGAGCCGACCCCAAAGCAGAGACAGCGTCGTTTGTGTTGCCGCCAAGAGTGGCCGCCAAATCGGCGCCAGTCTTAGTCAAGAAAATGGATTGCTTCGCTGCCTCTTCCGCTGAAAGCCCAGCACCCTTCAAAGAAGCGCCAAGGCGTGACGTCAAAGAACGAGCAGCGTTCTCTGACAAACCAACAACGTCGGCGGCACTTTTTGCGAATTCGTCGACACTGCCAGCAGCACTACCAAAGACAGCAGCTGTTCCGCCGATGGATTGTTCTAGATCGCCAGCGGCTTTGACCAGTTTTTGGGCGCCATAAAGAACAGCGCCACCGAAAAGGGCGGTTCGGAGGACATCGCCAGACTTCCTAGCGTTCTCGCCGAATCCAGCAATTTTGCCTTCCGCTTTTTGAAGTTCTCGGGCGAGTTGCGAGGAATCGCCGACAATGGCAACTCTGACTCCGCTTTTGTCACCGATTGCCATTTGGGCCTCACTCGTCCCAACGCTTTGCGTCCGGCCCATATTCGGCGGACTCTCTGCGTCTTGTTTGAACTTCGAACATAGCGTCGAGGAAGTGGTCGGGTTCCTCTAAAAGTACGGACATCGAGATACCCGAGTCAATCGCCAACGCTGCTACAGCGAGGGTGAAGAACTCGGGTCCGTAGGGGTTGGCTCTTCTTCCTCTACCGTCACAATGTCCACCGATTCGACGGTTTCAATCCAATCATCAAAGGAGACGATGTCTGGATTGACTCGTTTCGCTGCACACCATCCGAAGAACCACAGATGTTCCTGGCGGACACCTTCTTCGGAGAACATGGCGGCCACTGGGATTTTGAATTGACGTTCGAACCGGATGGCGTCGGCCTTACGCCCTGCGGCTTGAAGGTCGGTTCCGTCTTCGAATGTGATTTTGTATTTTGCGAACATGGTCGGGCTGTCCTTTATCTGAGGGCGGATTGAACTGCTTTATCGACTGCTCGGCCAGCGGCCTCGACGAGTCGATCTTGGGTCTGTCTGATACCTGGATAGACGTAGCGTCCATACTTCACGATCGGTCGGACGATTGTTTGGTTTCTGCCAGGGCCACGGTTTCTAAGTGTGCCACCAAAGTCCAGCCACCCAAAGTATGGAGCGAAGGATGACTTGCCGCCGGCTACGACATAAAGGGTATTTCCGCCTGCCCTTGCTTTCAAAGTGAACTGGGCGCGACCGGAAATCTTTGGGACCCTTTGCATAATGGCCGGAAGGGTGTTGACGATGATGGCGGCTTTGAGGTCTTCGCGTAGTACCGGGACGAGGTCCGGATGTATCTTGCGTAGATACTTCCGGACCTCGGCCAGATTGCTGATGTAGACCCCAGCCGGTAAAGCCACTAGCCGTTCTTGGCGATGGTGCTAGCTGCGCGCCAGCTGCCCGAAACGGTGATTGGGCCGTCGACCGGTGAATCGACTGAGAAGTCGAAGAAGCCGGTTCCGTACCAGTAGACGTTCGGAGCGTTGGTGATATCTGGGTACAGGTAGAACTTGCGGGCGTCACCATCGACAGCGGCCGTGTAGGACTGTGCGGTTGCGTCGTCGAAGTAGCCGGAGAAGCTGCCCTGAGCGTCAGGAAGGCCCGAAACATAGACCTTGTTTGTGTCGCCGAATGAGGTGACTTCAGCGGTGTCGACAGCGAACTCTGCTGACCACTGCTTGAGGAATGCGACGGATGAAGGATTCGCTGCCGAGGTAGCGATTCCGAGGTAGAGGCGACCATTGCGGCCGTGGCGACGTGCCATTGGTTTCTCCTTGGGGAGTTGGTGGGGTCTGGGGTTCTCCGGTCACGTCGGGATGGTCGGGAGAGCTGCTACACATTCCAGCAGATGCCGGACATTATTGTCGAAAGTTCGGGTGGCGATTGCGTTTCGTGCCTCGAGTGCGACTGTTTGCCGTTCTGCCGGATGGTTCAGCCACCATCGTAGTTTCTCTCCGAACTCTTCGGGTGTTTCGAAGGTGGGCAACATGGAAAGAATCTGATCGGATTCGGGGCGTGGTTCTCGGAGGAAGAAAGTTCCTGTGGCGGCTAGTTCCACTTCGCGTGGACCCATTGCCCAGCCTTGGTCATGGCCGGCGGCGCCTTCCTTGCGGTAAAGGTTCGCTGAGGCATGGACTGAGGAGTAGAGCTGGACTGTGTGTTCGTTGGGGAAACAGCCGTTTTGGTCGTGGATGAGGAACTGTTGGAGTGGTGACTGGTCGTCGAGTGCCTGCCAGTTTCCGGCGAAGGCGACGTCGATTCCGGTCCAGTCGACTTGTTCGAAGAAGTCGATTCGGGAGGGGAAGGCGGTTCCTACCCATCCGAAGTCGGCTCGGAGATCGTCGGACACTGGTTGGCGGTAATGGATTTCGGGGTCGTATGCCTGGGGGACATACCAGGTGTGAGGTTGGGTTTGACGGAATGTGTCGAGGTTGGTGGGGTCGTTGATGAATGCGGCGTCGGCTCTGGCGGCGATGGGCTGTTGTGAAGGATCCTCGTAGGGGGATTCTGTGAGGATGACTGCGATTCGGATTCCTCGAGATCGGATGATGTCGAAGGTTTCGGGTGGGACGAGGAAGGCGGAGGTGATGATGACGAGGTCGGGCCAGAAGTCGAAGCAGGTGGCGCGTAATTGTTCGCCGACCATTCGGGCGGCGATGTGTCCTTTTTCTGTTTCGGGGACTTTGCCTCGGATGGCGTTTTCGGTGAAGGTGATTCGGTCGGAGAGGTTGAAGTTGTGGACTTCATTGCCGGAGCGTTTTAACGCTCGGAGCCATCCGTTGTGGACGTCTGCGACAGAGAATTCAGGGCCGGGTTCTACTGTCAGGATTCGCACTTAGCCGAGGACCTCGAGGTTGACTTCGACGCCTAGGTATTCGATTCCGCCGATGGTGAAGGTCCCTGGATTGTTCCAGGAGGTGACGCGCGCTGAGTCACAGGAGCCGGAGAGGGTGGGGTTGGTGTCGATGGCATAGAAGATGGAGTCGGTGTCTTGGCCGAGGAACTCGTCCAGGCGTTGCTGACTGTTCTGGTCGTCTGCCCTGGTGAGCATGACCAGGACGCCATAGTTGACGACCATTCCGTTGTCTAGGTCGGCGTCGTACTGTCCGGTCCCCAGGGAAACGACTGCTGCTGGCGGTTGAATCGTTGAGGGGATCCACTCGTAAATTCGGAGGTTGTTAATGCTTTCTAGGGCGTGTGTGATGCCTGCTCTGACCGATGCAAGGTTCATCCGATGACCAGTCCTTGGCCGCCTGCACGTCGGTACGGGGAGATGAGCATTTGGACGTCAGGGTCGAGGCGGGTGGAGACTCGGATGGCTCCGAATGCTTCGCCGGCTGCGAATCCTTCTGGGGTTTGCGCGCGTCGGTAGATGCGAGCCGCTTGGATGAGGCAGGCTTGGGCGATGGAGTCTGGGACTGCTGCCCATCCCCATTTGGCGGTCACTTGGACTCGAGGGCGCCGGCCGGTGACGGGAAAGAGTTTTGGGATGGTGGCGAGGATGCTGTTGTAGGGCTGGTTGGAGATGCCACCGATTTCGGCGTTCAAAGGTTCGAGGATGTATTCGTCCGTCGCCCAGGTCTGGTCGAAGGTGCCGTTGTCGCCTGTGTCGGTTTTGATAATGAGACCGGTTGTCGTTGAGAAGTCGTCGACGACACATCGGATATGGGTGTCGGCGTAGTAGACGCGAGGGGAGACTGAGGCGTCGAGGTAGAAGCGCCGGTTGGTGAAGGCGTCGATGGTTCGGGAGGCGACTTCGATGGCTGCTTCCATTTGGGCGTCTTCAGCGGTGCCGTAGTTCGCCGAGGGGAACAGGTAGGCCTTGAAGTCGTTGAGGGTGGTGTAGCCGTTGGTGATGGTCATTTCGTGGGACTCCATTTTGTTCGGAGGCGGGTGACGTTTTCGGCTACGGCAGACCAGCGTTCCGAACCGGATTGTGACTCGAGGTGAGTGACGGTGGCGTGTGGATCGTAGACGTTACGGAATCCGGCGTCGACGGCCGCTAAGCATAGGTCGACGTCTTCATAGCCGTTCCAGTATCCCTCATCGAAGCCGCCGAGGCTGTGGAAGGTGTCTCGTCTGATTGAGAGACAGGCGCCGGTGATGGCGTCGACGTCGATGGGTTCTGACGACCAGTCAATGGTGAGGTTCCATGCTTCAAGTCCTGGCGGCCGATTGAAGTCGATGGCGACTCCGGCGGATTGGATTTGGCAGTCGGGGTAGATGAGTTTGGGGCCGACGATTCCGACAGTGGGGTCGTCGAGGTGGTTGGTGTGTGATGTCCAGTTGGGATGGACGATGGTGTCGTTGTTGAGGAAGATGAGCCGGTCGGCTGTGGCATGGCGAGCGCCTTGGTTGCAGGCGGCAGCGAAGCCGAGGTTGTGAGGGTTGACGATGGTGGCGAGGTGTTGAGTGCCGTCGGTGGATCCGTTGTCGACAATGATGATTTCGTCGACAGGGTCGTGGCGGACAATGGAGGCGAGACAGTTTTGGGTTAGTTCGAGGCGGTTGTAGGTAGGGATGATGACTGCGATTGTCATGGCGCCGGGTCTTCTATGAGGCCGGTTTCTTCACAGAGTTTCCGCCAGGTTCCCCAGAGGGTTCGGTCGTCGAGTCCGCCGAGTTGCCGCCAGTGCGCCCCATAGGTGGGGTGGAGGTTGGTGGCGTTGAAGGCGGCTGCCCCGTTGCGGGCTTTGGTGACGAGCTGTTCGAAGGACCGGTACTGGTAGTGGCGATAGTTGAGGCCGGCTGCTGGGGTGCCGGGATGGTTGAAGACGAAATGGTTTCCGAAGTCAATCCAAACGTCGGGGTGATAGCGGAACGCTACTTTGCCCATTTTTTGGGGGGATTGGCGGCGATGTCGGATCCGTTCAAATGGTGATGTTTCGGTGGGGTCGTCGTCGTCGGTCACGATATGGTCCCAGCCGGTGGCGGTGTAGACGTCGGCGTCGGCTTGGTTGAAGAACTCTTTGAGGGTGCCGTCGGTCCAGTAGAAGTATTCGTCGGCGTCGAAAGGGAGGATCCAGTCGGCTCCGAATTGACTGTGTGCCATGTGGGCTAGGGCAGTCATTTTTTGGTCTTGGTAGTAGCCGACTTCGGGGTCTTCGATGACTGTGACTTTTCCGGTTCGAGTCAGGTTTTGGAGGAGGAATCCGGTGTTGTCGATACTCATGTTGTCGGCGACGATGATGTGGTCGACGCCTTGGTCGAGGAGATGTTGGATTGTCCAGTCGACGATATCTTCTTCATCGCGAACCATGGTGACGGCCACAAGTGTCATTTGATTCTCCTGGCGGGTGTTCCGACCCATGTGGAGTTGGGTGGAAGTTGCTGTCTGGGGAGGACAACTGTTCCGGCGCCGATGGTTACTCGAGGGCCGAGGGTGGCGAGGTTGGAGATGACTGCTCCGGCTCCGATCTGACAGCCGGCGCCGATAGTGACGTCTCCACAGATTGTGGCTCCTGGTCCGATGGTGACGAAGTCGCCGATTTGCGCGCGTGTGATGAAGACGTTTCCGTTGATGTGGCTGTGTCGCCCTACACGGGTTTTCGGGCCGATGGTGGTGTGTGCGCCTATTACGGCTCCAGGATGGGCTTGTGCGGTGTTGTGGAGGGTTGCTGTGGGATGTATGGCGCGCGCTGCTTTGGCTGGAATGTCCATTTGTTCTCGGATTCGGCTGTCGTTGTGGCCGATCAAATATTCGTCGAAGAACTCGGCGTCAATACAAGGTCCCAGAATGTCGGGGCCGTCGACATGGTCGTCCAAATAGCCGACAAAGTTTTGGCCGGACGATCTGAGGATATCGGCGATGTCTTGCCCATGACCCCCAGCACATAGGACAACGACTTTGTTCACAGTTTGTAAGCCTTCGAACGTCTGACCCCAATGTGGAGGCAGCGTGGTTCGTCGTCGAGGTTGCCGAGATATCCGAACCGGTAGCCGTCAGATTTGAGAGCTGCTGTTAATTCGGCCTCGAGGTCGGCTGTGTATTTTGTGATCTCGACAGGGTAGAGGCAGGGGTTGAAGGTGAAGAGGTGCCGTTGGGAGATCCAGCCGGGGCGTTGGGTGAATCGTTCGGGACTGAGGTTGTAGATGCTGCCGGCTTGGCGTTCCTCTGGGGACCAGGGCTGGCGGTGAAGTGCGATTTGTGCCAGTGACGGGTCGGCTTCCAAATATTCGACCATCCATGGAATGTCGACCGGTTCCGGGAACACAAAGTCGTCTTCGAGGTGGAAGACAAAGTCGATGTCGTCGTTGAGGTGGTCCCAGCCGGTTTGGATGGCGCCGGCCAAACCTTTCCTGGGCAGGTTGCGGATGATGTCGAAGCCGTCAGGGGCGAAGCCGACTGATTCGCCTGAGTCGTCGACGAGGAGGCGCTGGGAGAACGGATAGTTGAGGCATTCGCTGGCGGATTGGAGGGTTTGTTGCAGATAATCCCAGCGGCCGTCAGTGATGACCAT